CATACGCAGTTATCTCCTATTGGATTGCCACGCAAATCCATTGCGTGTTCGTAGTCTTGTTTATGTAGTAAATCTCTAATGTCTCTACTCATCTGAGTCTTCTTCAACACTTTCTGTTGAACCATCTTCTTCAATGCGTGGCTTGAAGCCACCAAGAATCTTGATGAGAGAGTTGATTGCACGCTGAACTTTCATTCTTGCACCATCTGGTGTAGTATTTAGTTCACTGGCTAATGCTGACCACTCTTGATTATCGGTTGAAAACTTGATTCTTAGTACATTTTGTTTAGCTTCTGACAACTTGTAGTATGCTGCTGCAATATCGGCTCGTAATACGAGCCAGTTATTTCCGTCATTAGTTTCCCCTTTGCTAAACTTGAAGTTCAAATCTTTTATCTTTTGAGGAATCTCATATGACTCTGAAATAATAGAGGGAAGAAACGCTTCTATAACAGATGAGTCGTAATAGTAGAGGTCTAAGATTTCATAGCCAGCAACTTTAGCTTTTTCTTTTTCACAAAAAGTTATAGCTGCATTTCGTAGAGACTTAGCTATTAGTTTGTCTTTGTCTTTTTGTTCCAACGAAGACCATTCTTTATATTTATTGGGATGAGTAACGAACCACACCCACAAAGTCTGTGCTATGTCGGCTGGCTCTACCATTGAATATCTTCTGTGATACTCCGCTGCAAGCGTGTTTACCACAGTTAGATACTTTTGGTAAAAATCGCTATTCATCTACCCCTTCCCACTGTCCCCTTTGTACCAATAGTCCGATTATAGCATAGTTAGCTAGGTCCTTTAGGGTATCTTCAAGGGTTTCATACTTCGGCGTGTTGCCCGTATTTGTTAGGTGATTTAGTCTCGCTAGCTTGTCGTACATCCTAACACGTAGCCCATTCATTGCTCCGCCTGGAGCGTGGGCAATATTGTAGGGTCCATAATCTTCGTGTTTGGTTTCTAACAAGACACGCAATTCTTCTATAATAACTGCCAAGTCTTTTTTATTTTTCATTTAGTATCTCCTTGATTGATTCATCAAATGTTTCCATTGATTCTTGAACCATAATTTCATTTACAATCTCATCAACTGTTCCATTTGCTGTTGCCAGCAGCACACTTGCTAACATTGTCATCATATATTTTGCTTCTATAACCCTGTCTGCATTTAGTGATTTATAAATATCAGCTAATGCTGATAACAAGTCTAGACTTTTTTCTCCTGATACTTGAATACCTACAAGTCTAGGATTATCTTTTATATAATCCCAGATTTGTTCTGCATCAAATGACTCTCTTGATTCGCTCATCTAACCACTGCCCTCCTTCTTTCATAACAATACTGTTGACATCAAAGCCTTCTGGCATTTGAATAATATTTACATTGCCTAGTTCTCGACTAATCTTTTTGCCGAACTCTAGGCCTGGGTTGTCCCCATCTGCAAGTATTACAACAGTCTCAAAGTCATCTAGTATTTTGCTATAAAATGGTTTCCAGTTTTGTGCACCCGGAATACCTACGGCTGGATGCCCAGTCTTGACTACGGTTGTAATACAATCAATCTCACCTTCGGTAACACATATATAATCACCCGCAGTAAGCACCGCTTGTGCGTTATACATAGTTGTCTTAGCTCCTGGTACCCCCATATACTTGGGTTCAGAACCATCAAGTGACCTAAACCGTATATCAGTCACGCCTGATGGCGTGACATAGGGAATAGACAAACGATTAGCGTAGCTTTCGTGCCCTGGTAATGGAGAAATCACTACTCCCAGGTGAAACTGTTGAGCTTCTTCTACCGACAGACCGCGACTTGCCAGATAGTTTTCTGCCACTTTTATTTGCGAAGCGTATTCTGTCGCTGCCTGTAGGAGAAATTGTCTCTGCGAGTTTGACAGCCTCACGATAATCACCTCCTTCTTTTTGAATAATCAAATCGTATACGTCTCCAGATACTTCACAAGCAAAACATTTGAAATAACATTGCTCTTCATTTACCCCTGCTGATGCGTGGGTATCGTGATGAAACGGGCATTTCATTTTGCGCCACCCGTTGCCGGTTGGAACGGTGGCGCCTATGTAATTTAGATAGGCACTAATGCTGTGCTTCTCCACCCATAGCCTTTCTTATAAGTGCTAGCCAAACTTTGGCTGGCATTGTGCAATACCATTCATCTACATTTGATTTGCCGTGACGCTTGTGAATAACCGTGCCAGTCCAGGCACCATCATTTTTTATTTCAACTTCTAGTTCACCAACCCAACCAGCTAAATCCATTCGCTTTTGATTCTTTACTTCGATGGTTACTCCTAACACACCGCTGATATCGCCCTTGTCTAGGGTGGCTCCGGCTACTCTGCGGTCTGCATATGGATAGCCGTTGGCTTGAAGCCAGAGCACTACATCTCGCTCGGCTTGGCTACCTTTGCGCTTGGCTGCTTTACTCAAGAGCTTCGTAAACAATCTTCATTACTTCAGTAGTAATGAGTTCATATAGGGTATCGCTGTTATATAACTCATCAGCAATACTATTCCACTCACCATCAGAAAGTGGTTTGCCAAGTAAAGTTTCGATATCTTCTTTTGTATAAGAGTTTTCCCACACTTTAGTTTCCATACATAGTCTCCTGGGTATATTTGATTTGGACATCATCGAGATACATTGCGTCAGGATTGAATGATAAGGTTACATAATTATTACCCGTATGGTCTGCTCTGCCATATCTATTCTTGACTGGAGCAACACATAGGTAAGTATCATCACCCTGTTTCATCTGACCAATGGTTAGAACCATTGCTGGAATCTGGTTGACCAGACCCTGAATGGCTGACCTGGGTTGGCAAGGATAGCCCTCGAATCCTTCTTTGGTGTGGTGCAATACCAAGACGGCAGCATTTGTATCTCTTGCAAGATACTTCAACTCCTTCATAGCAGCACGCATACCTTCAAATTCTCCGTGTCCATCCATTGCTATATCCATCAGGTTATCAACAACAATAAGAGTGGGACTTCTGCCCCATACTGTTTCAAACGCAGACACTTCATCATCTAAATCCTTGAGCGTTGGCGTAGATTCAAATGACCAAAACAAATGGTTATTGATATTCAATACTTCATTTGCTCTGTCTGGTTCACGCTTGAGCAATAACTCTGCTTGCTGCTGTGTAATACGACTAGCCATAGAGATAAGTCTCATAGCCATCGTGTGTGCATTTGTATCGGCAGAAAAGTAAAGTGTTGGATGCTTAGTTCTTGCAGCAATTGCTAAAGCAATAGATGACTTACCGGCACCAGGAGTGCCAGCAATTACTGTTACTTCAGCACGACGCAAGATAATTCCTGCCCGCTCAAATGCCGCAAAAGCGGGTGGCAATGGTTCGCCACCCACCTCTGCTTTGTTTACACTACGTCTAAGTGTTTTCATTTTACCTGGTCAGGTACGAATGTATTCCACTCTGGAGTTCCGACTCGTACATATACATTTTTGCACTTGTCTAGAGCGCCCTTCTGCGCTGCGCAAAAGTATCCACGATAAGTTTTACCGTCTTTACCTGTGCCTTGGATGGCTGTCATCCTGCCGTGTGGGCAGTTCTTACCACCGATTGCTGGCGCCGTTGGCGCTGAATGCCAACCCGCATCGTCATTGCTGACGATGTTACCGCCAAGAGCCGAAGCTACCTGACTGGCTGACATAGTTACTGCTGGCTGTACCGCACCACGAATATTTGATTCGAGTTCGGATACTGCAGATGAGATTGCACTATACGCTTCTGCTACAAGAGCATCTAGTTGTTCGCCCGTTTCGGCGCGGACTGTAATCAAGCTACCTGCTGGTGACTTGATTGTGATACTGATAGGTGCTTCCGTGTGACTCACATATCTCCTTCTACTGGTGTGGTTAGACCTTTCTTGTCTCTCCACTTTCTTACTTTCATTGCGAATTGTAAACCTTTCCAGCCTTCATCAATGTCAATAAAGTGAAGACGACACATACCAGTTCCTGCTGGTAAATGAATGATGATTGCTTTCTCTTGATTCACATCTCCCCAACTGCCACGGGTTGCCGTAGCGATGTCGTACGGCAAGCCGTGGGCATAGATGGCTAATTGAATTGCTATGTTATTAGGGTGGTCAATACGACCAGTCTTAATATCAGCAATAAATAACTCACCTTTATAGCTAACAATTCTGTCTGGTGTGCCAGCAATTTTGTATTTATCTAGCACGCAGAACTGTTCTATATTTAGTTTTTCTAACACACTAGTAGCGGACTCGTATGCACGAATGTCTGCAAGCCAGTGGTCTGGGACCGGTCCTAAGTCCTGCCCCAAATCTAGTTTTTCTGTAAATGCGTGAATAGCAGTACCAATATTAGCTTTAGTATTGGCACCGGCTACTTCCATAGCTTGTTCAATATAAGTATTGATAGCCATCTTATCGTCTTGTGCTGCACTAATAGCAAGTAATAGGTCAGGACGAGTTGTTAATCCAAGTGCTGCCATCCGCATCTTCCAAGCAGTCAATGCTTGTGGGTCATCAAGAGAGTTGGCAATAGTAGTTGCCCGAGTATATGCCACCGGCTTTTTACCTTTAGGTGGTATTACTAGCGGACGACCATATCTGTCGCGTGGTATTTCAAGTTTTGTCATTATGTCTCCGTCTCCTTATAGAGAGGCGGGTCAGTAAAGGAGACTGCAAAACTGACCCGCCTTCTTATCCGAAGGCTACCACACGGAGAGGCGTCACGCAGGTAGCCCCGAATGTTTAGTTGGAGTGAATCTCTATCTCAAAGGTATCGACTATGCCGCTGCCTTGATAGTCGTAGCTAAGGTAATCAACTACCTCTTCCTCGGCAGCGTTTTGGTCTTCAGCCTCAACATCGTAGATAGTAAAGCTGATAGTGCCTGATACGCTGAACAATGCCTTGAGCTTGTTGGACCCAATAGACTCAAGCAATGCATTGATTTGCTCAATGGTAAACTCAATACTTTCTGAGCCAGCTTCATACTCATCGTTGAAGAAGTCAAAGACTTGTCCCTTGATGGTAGCAATCTGGTCATAGAGTTGACCTATCTTTAGCAGGTCATCATTGTTGATAGCAGTAAGTCGTTGGTTCTCTGCATCAAACTTGTCTCTAGTTTTGAGGGCCATAATCAACATATCTTCGGTGTACTTGGTAGTAACACCTGCATCATTTACATATAGTAGTTCCATATTAGTCTCCTTCTTACGCCAGAAAATCTTCATCTTCTGGGGTTAGCTCGTAGTGCTCATTGAACATAGCCTTGATGGCTGGGTCACTCGTGTTGTGGGCTAGCTGTCTATCTAATACATACTGGTCATCCCAACTGGCAAGCCAGTTCTGGAATAGATGTTCAGCCATTGCATCGTATACCTTGTTGATGGTAAACGAATCTACATTATTCAAGAAACTCATACTCCAAGCAACTCCAATGCTCGGGTTTTTAGTCCATCGCTAGCACCACTGATAGCACGGACTGCGGCATTCTTCTTGTTGCCGTGGTCTGCGTACTCAATGACTGACTGCCACAATGCGAACTCTGTGCCACGGATATTGTCTGTAGTTTCTGAGTTCTCATAGATGTTGAGAGCCATAGCCCTGGCTGCTCTAGCCCGACTCCTAGCTCGCTTCTCACCTACCGTGAGTAGAGATTCGTGGGTATTCTCTATTGCTGTTGGCAGCGGAAATATCTTTTTGAAATAATCTACTGCCTGAGCACGTGTAGTTTTCTTGCCAATTAGATTATTAGCAATGTTTGAATAGGCATCAAACTTACTAGCTGATAGGTGCAGGATAGTAGCTATCTCATTGGGGTCTAGCACCGAACCGCTAGTGTGCTTGAGAGTATAAGTAAAATCATTCTTAGTTCTATAGATTTTATTTATCTGATTCTTGCACCAGAGCCGTTCGATAATAGGCTTGATGACAACTGAACTGCTGCCGTCGTGGCTAGTCTTAGCAAGAATAAAGCCTGCGTGTGGGTCATCGGCTACTTGAATACGCACTGGTAGTTCAAGCAACATCCATACCTTTGCACCGCCATCATACTCACCAGCTGCTGCATAACGAGCGCTATCATCTTCGACCAAACTATCAAGGGCTGAGAATACTTCTGCATTCTGAAAGATTTGATAGCGTCCACCAACTACACCAAGCGGTGTGACTTCACCAAATGGTGTTGTTTTAATAACTGCTTTCTTGTTATCAATTGGTATGCGATTAACTGTTAAAGGATAATCACCTGGGATTGTGT